GCCCATCAGCCATTTCAGCTTGAAGAAATCCATGAGCGCGTCGGCACTCCGTCCGCTCTGTTCGCTGGATCCTGCCGGCAGAGCATCGAGGCTGCCGGTCACTTTCTGCGCTTGCCCGGCGGCTCTGTAGAGAGCCAGCAACCTTTCAGCCGTCAGGTGCTGATGATTCTTGATGTGGCCGTGCTTCAAATAATAATCAATCCAGAGCTGGTCAGTGACGCGCGTCCTCTTCTGCCCGGCTTTCGTCGTTTCGATCTGCTCGACCGTGTGATGCTGTAAAAACTCATCCGAAGGTCCGTGTTTGTCTTGGTCGCTCACTGATCCAGCCTTTCTTGAGGACGTAATGCCAGAGGTGCGGGACATACTGGAGCGTCCTGTTCATCAGCATGTCGTTGCTTAGAATCTCCCTCTCAAACTCCTCTTTGCTCTCCGGCAACCAATCGCGATGGCCCGGTGGAGGGCGACGTAAGGCGACCTCCTTGTCTGGCTCATCCTCCCAGCGACCTTGTTGCAACCAGGTTGTCGGGTGAACAATGAAGCGTGGCTCAGTCCGATCGGCCTCGACCTTCTTCGCATATCGCTCCATCTCAGCGATCAGCACCTCAGCCTTCACGCTCTTCACTGCCGCTTTGAAAGCGGTCATCGCTGCCTTCTTGCCCACCTTGCGTGGGACAGCCTCCCAGAAGCTATCGAAAGCAGATTTGATGGAGTCTTTCTGTTCACTATCGTTAATTATAGTTCGGCTGACATCTGATGTCCTATCGGAGCAGACATCTGATGTCCTATCGGACCCGACACCGGTGTCGTCACGACAGGATGTCATATGGGGCAGAAAATACCGATTTGTCCTGGTCGGATGACGGATCGTGGCGATCAGTTTTGCCTCTTCCAAGAAGGCAAGTTTGCGGCTGACAGTCCGCTCCGTGCAGTCGGCCATCTCAGCCAGCGCAGCAACAGACGGCCAGGCATAGCCGCGATCCTCATTGTATTTGTCCGCGATCCCGATCAGCACCAGCTTGGCGGTCGGGTCGTCCAGGCGTTGCTGGAACGCCCATGAAATAGCTTTAATTGACAAACAAGTCCTCCCACTTTTTTAGCAACTTTTGAGGCACAAAGTATGCTAGGCCATGCCCGCCAAAATCTTTGCGCCACTCCTCCCGCTTCGCGTCCTCCGACTTAATCCAGCCATGTATGCGAAACGTCGGTGACAGACCTGTCACCAATATGAAGACCCGGCCATCCGGGTCATTGTCCCTGATTATTAGATCGTGATCGTGGCTGGAGCGTGTCCTCACCTCCCAGCCGGTGCTGGCAATGTCACCACCATCCTTGAAGGTGTTGATGCTCCCGCCCCAATACTTGCCGGCCGCTTTTGCCACCGCGATCTCGCCACAAGCGCCCTCGATGTGTGCTTGCCATTCTCTGCCCGGAATCTTCGTCTCATAGCCGCGACTCATGGCCGAGAGATTGCGGAGCTGTCCGACATGCGCCGCCTGAGCGACCTCGTAATATTCCAGCGTGACCTCGATCATTTCACAATCCCATGCTCAGACAGGCCGGAGCGTTTGTGATGGAAATCATCCAGCTTCTCGCATCGAGGGCAGATGCGGTGCCCAGCGTGATAGCTTCTAAAAAAACGTCCACAATGCAGACATTTTCTGGAAGCAGTGCGCTCGTCGGGCCGCGCGTAATTGCTCACGTTCAGCTCTTTACGCATCGTGAGCCTCCCGGATCGCGCGCAGGATCTGAGCTGCGACTTGAGGCACGATCGAATTGCCTAGCGATTTAAGTCGGTCCACCCTTCTGGATACCCCATGAGCCACTCGACCCACGTCGGGTTCAGGGAGCCACGCTTCCATTCCTCCGGCGTTTTCCCTCTTATGTCCGGGTGATTTCCTAACTGTCGTTGCATCTTGCCGGCTGGCGTCCCAGCGGCGTCCTCGTTTGCTGTCGGCGTCGGCCACATCCGAGCAAAGCCGCCCAGTGTAGTGCCCCGCTTCGTCCCGACCGTCTTGCCCACACCCCTGACTTGCGCGTTGTCTTGCGCTGTCGGAGTCGGGAACAGCCCTTGAGCTGTTGCCGCTGTTGGAGTCGCCCACATATTCGGCGACGACCCAGACTCGGTCTCTTCTGTGCGGGGCATCGACGGCGCAAGCTGGAATAACAAACGGCCTTGCGGTGTAGCCTTCACCTTCCAAGTCAAGAAGCACCTGGTCGAGCCCCAGCGTGATGTGACCAGCAACGTTTTCGCCAACAACAAAAGCGGGTCTTTTTTGCTTAATAAGCTCAAACATTGCCGGCCAGAGGTGGCGATCGTCTTCAACGCCTTTTTGCTTGCCGGCGAGTGAGAAGGGCTGGCAGGGATAGCCTCCGGTGATGATGTCCACTCGTCCGCATCGAACAAAGTCATCTGTTCGTCTGACATCCTCGAAAACCTCCACATCAGGCCAGTGCTTGTTCAGGACTTGTCGGCAGAAAGGGTCGATCTCGCAGAAGCCGACAGTCTCATAACCACCGACGAGGCGTTCAGCCGCGTAGCTGAAACCTCCGATTCCGCTGAAAAGATCAAGCAGTCGCAGATCAGTCATGCTTGCCCGCCAACAGATCGAAGAAGTCGCCCATGTCTAGGACGACCAGCTCTCGCTTGTTGTCGGCTTTGATGACCAGCGCATCGTTGTCGCCAAGCCACTCATAAATCTGTTTGAAACCGGACGCGCGGCATTTGACCTCTAGCACCCAGTCGTCGCCCTTACCCTTGACGACAACGTCGCCTTTGATGCTGGCGCCGCCGGAAAGCGGCACACGATATGCGGCCACTCCATGCTCCAGAGCTTTCTTTCGGACGTTGTTCTCCGTCCTCCAGCCTTTATCCCGCTGTGCTTTCCCCATGCTCTCGCATCCAATCTTCGACCGTGACCTCGCCCTTCGTGAGCGAATGGATTTGCATGATTCGACGGCCGGAAGGGATCGAGCGCCCATATATCCATTTGTGAACGGTCGCCTGGCAGACGCCGCAGCGTTTGGCGAAATCGCTCTGAGAAAGGCTTTGAGACACAAGATATTGATTGAGCTTCATGGAACCGCGCTACATGCTGACGTTACTTTAGCGCATATTTGCTCATATAGGCGTGGCCGTCAACAGGCCATCTCTTTTGACTAGCATTTCTGCGTGTTTAGGCGCACCCTTATATGCCTTATTGTAAAGAGAGGAACTTTTGATATGAACACCGCACAAGGTTTTTTCGGACTGCCGGTTAGCTCTTGGGTGAGCCCTCCATGCGGGCCACCGCTCCGGCCTCGTGTTTACTGCTTAGAGAGGGTCGAGGCCGTCTTAGGGCTATCGATCGGGTTCCACGACCTGTTTATGACGAGACTACAAAATGGAACATCAAAACAATCTCCGCCGTCTGCGTGATGCACGCAGGCTAACTCAAGCCGACGTCGCTGAGGCGCTTGGCATCAACCAGGCTGAATATAGCCGCATGGAAAAGGGGCGCCGGCGCGTCGGCACCCACCTAGAAAAATTGGCTGAAATCCTTGCTTGTGAGCAGGATGACATCCTCGCGCCGGATCAGTACGCCGGCACGATTGAGCAACCACCCACGATCCCACTATATGCTCTGCCTGAGCTGGATGGCGAAAGCGTCCGGTTTGATCTGGCTATGACCAGCCAGCTCGCCAGACCTTCCTGCCATACCGGCTCCCGCATGTTCGCAATCCTCAATCCCGGCAACGTCATGGCCCCGCGCTTGCGGCATGGCGATTTCCTGTATGCGGACCCTGATGAGCCAATCCGCGATGACGATCTGTGCATCCTCACTCTGATGCGCGGGAATCGTGAGGTGGCGATCGTGCGGCAGTCATGTGGGGCTGACGTGTGGCTAAGGCTCGATGAAAACAGCGAAGAGACCTTCGGCAAGGACTTGAAATCAGCCTCACCGATCGTTGCCATCAAACTGGCACGATAGCCTATATGCGCATATAGGCTTGCCATGAGCTATGCCCTCGCGTAAAAACGAGGGCATGGCTTATCCTTTTTTTGAGCAGTTTAACCTATCGACCAAGAGCCTGGAGGAGCGCCGCACGACGGTTGGCGGCTCCGATATCAACATCCTGGCGTCAGGTGATGTTGAGGCTATAAACAAGCTCTATCTTCAAAAAACCACCGGCGAGTCCGATGATCTGTCTCAGGTCTGGCCTGTCCTCATGGGGCATGTGACCGAAGAGCTGAACACGGAATGGTGCCAGCTCAAGCAAGGCATCGACATTGTGGACCGGCAGCGGGTGCTGTACGGCAAAAAGCACTCCTTTATGAGATGCACCCTTGATGGTGCGGTGCGCAAATATAAGAATCGTGCGGCCGTCTTCGATGCAAAATTCACGCTCGGCCGGCCGTTACGCGGTGAGGAATGGGCTGATGTCATCCCCCGCCTGGTGAACAAATACACACCTCAGCTTCACTGGAACGGCTATCTCTTAGAAGAGACTGACGGCAAGCGGTGCGAGTATGGATTGCTTTCAATCCTCCGCGCTGGCTCTGAGCCCACCTTCCACGAGATCAAACTGGATCCTGCCTATACCGAGCATCTGATCGGTCTGGCGACATATTTCATGGGTTGCATCGAGCTTGGCACACCGCCGGAGCAGATCGCATCTCCAGAACCGCCCACCCCTGTAGAGGATCGGGTGCCTTTCGATATGACTGAAACCGCCCACGATCCGAAATGGAAGGAATGGGCGCAGCTCTATGTGCAGACGGTCGGTGCCGCTGACACATGCAAAAAGGCTGAGGCTGAGATCAAGAAGCTGGTGCCTAAAACGGCCAGCGAGGCTTTCGGACACGGTGTCCGGGTCAAGGTTTCCAAGAATAACGCCAAGAAGGTTGAGGTGATGAAATGAGTGAATTGGCGAAATCTCTAGCGGCGTGGCAGAGCAGTCTGCCGTCAGCGGCAATGAGCGGCAAAAACCCCCACTATAAAAGCCGGTTCAGCACATTGCAGGACATTGTGGATTGTGCCAGGAGCGCGACCGCTCACGGCATCTGCTTCACACAAGAGGTGGATTTCGATGAGGCGCGGATGTTCGTGCGCACCGTGATGCACCACACATCTGGTGAGCGGCGGGAGAGCCGCTGCCCCATCATCAGCCGTGACGCGAGTGATCCGCAGAAGATGGGATCAGCCATCACATATGCGAAGAGATACGGCCTCCAGGCCATGTTCGGCATCCCAGCCGACGAAGATGATGACGGAAATAAAGCGAATGAAGCGCCTCGTCGTTCCCTGTCGGGCGCTCCCTCTGCTGGCGTGTCCTCCCCGCCGGCAGAGGTTCCATTAGAGCAAGAGCTTGCGGCCGCGAAGACGGAAGCAGACCTCCTTGCTCTTTTCAACCGGGTCAAGCCTACCGACCCAACCACCATTGAAATGTTCAGCAAGAGAAAAGGAGAAATCGGTGGATAACGAAATGAAGGGCGCTCTGTTCCCTAATGACAAAGGGGACAACCCCAGCCGGCCGGATATGCGCGGCGAGGTGACGATCAACGGTGTGAAATACAGCCTGTCGGGCTGGAAGAACACCAGCAAGGCTGGCAACCCATATCTGGGTTTGAAGGTCTCCGAATGGAAAGAGAAGGAAGAAGCTCCGTCTCAGCCAGCTCCCCAGCCGGCAGCTCAGACCAACCAGGCGGTCATGGATGATGCCATCCCCTTCTGATCTCAGAGATGAATCCTTCACGGATGACTGGATCAACAAACCAGATGAGGACAGACATCCTGTCCTCGTCGTCCCGCATGATGACGGCGTCTTGCTGGTCATCGGCTCGATACAAGAAAAAAAATTCCTAGAGGCCCGGCAACAAATTGAGCTGGGCCTTGAGCTTATCAAGCGGGCCAACAGGAGGAACCTAAATGAGAAGATCACTGAATGATTACCAGGACTGTGACTGGTGCGGCGCCATGACGAGGGGCCGTGTCAGTACGGACGACAAGGTGCTGCGGTGCGGTGCTTGTCACTATCCGCTGTCAGAGGGGAGCTATCGTGTCGAAGCGCCGCGCCAGGTCGTCAAAATCGAAGGTCAAAGCACCTCCACCACCTCGCATCGAGCAGTGCAAAGCATGTGGGACGAACATCAATCTGAATGGATACGGCTGGCTGGTGAATGGAGCGGGCCACCTCATCTGCGGGCATGAGTGCTTCAAGGTTCTATGGGATCGGGCTGAACGTATCGCAAAGGGAGAGGC